CGAAAAAGATGTTCCTTTGACTCGTAACGGGTCTAATCAAATTGTACTATCAGCTAATGTAGTTCGTGCAGATGTCAGCAGGACAGAATATCCTAGTGTAGAAGTAGTCCAAAGAGGTAATAAGCTTTGGGATAAAAAGAATAAAACATTTACTTTTACTGCTGATTTAAAAGGCGAAGTAGTGTATTTGCTACCTTTTACAGACCTTCCAGAACAAGCAAGGTATTATATTGTTGTTAGGTCGGCTAGACTTTTTCAACAGAGAATGATTGGAGATGCAACAGGTTCAGCTTTTAGTGCTGAAGAAGAAACAACTGCTTTTATGGCTCTTAATGATTCAGAGGATGAAACAGCAGATCATAACATATTTAACAATTACGATGTAGCTAAAGTAATAGCTCATAGACGCTATTTGGTTTAAGATATGGCTGTTGCTAGTGTAACAGGGGCAACTCAAAACCTAATTAGGACAAGCGTTCCTAATCTTATATCTGGAGTATCTCAACAAGCAGATTCTTTCAAACTGACAACGCAAGCCGTTGAACAGATTAATGCAGTTTCAAGTGTGGTTGATGGCTTAATTAAAAGACCCTCAACTTATTTAACAAAAGAAATACAATACGATATTCCGAGTTCTGGGGCTACTTATCCATATGGTGCAACAGGAGTTGCTGTTTATCCAAAATTGACTCCTTTAAAATACTTTAAAATTACAACAGCAGAGCTTACAGATTACATAGGAATTGTTTTTCACAACTCGTCAACTAACGATAAGTCTATTAAGATTTTTGATTTAGCAGGAGATGAAAAAAATGTAGTATATGCAGGAGGTAGCCAAGCTGGAATAAATTCGTATTTGTCTGGAATTACTACTGAAGTTCTTGGTTCTGCAATTAAAACACTATCTGTTGCAGATTACACTTTCTTTTTAAATAGTGCAAAACCCACAGCTATGTTAAATACGCTTTCTCCAAGAGCTACTGCTGGTAATGGAGGTACGCAAGTTTATCAAGGAATGGTGGTTGTTAAAACTGGATATACGGGAAGAAGTGGGACTTCCCCAAGATCAGATATAAATTGGAGCATTAGGGTTGTTGGCGTAGATGGTAGTTTTCCTGTTTATGCATCAGCGAGTGGTTCAAGCGATGCTTGGAATAATGCAAGTTCAACTGGTGGAGTTCCGACAACTATTGCAAGCGACATCGCCACAAAACTAAATGCTGGAATTGCTAATGCTTTTGGCTCTGGAGGGGTAATTGTTGCGTCTGGTTCAAATGTTTATATTCAAAGTACAATTAACAATTTTAAAATAATTGTAGATGATGGATATGCAGGAACTTTATTTTACGCTGTAAAAGATAATGTTCAGAATTTTACAGATTTGCCTGTTATAGCACCGCACGGGTTTATAGCTAAAATAACAGGTTTACCAGATTCTTCTGGAGACGAATACTATGTAAATCATACCAGCAATTATCTTGGAAGCGGAACTATTAATTCAGGTGAGTTTATTGGTGGTTTTGGTAATACTAATCCAAGAGGAATTTTTGCTGTTAATGAAGGGCCGTGGTCAGAAACTAGAGGTGCTGGAATAAAATATCAAATTGACCCAGCAACAATGCCTCACGCCCTAGTAAAACTAAATGAAAATAATTTTCTATTTACGCCTATTAATGGAGCAACTGCCACCTATAATTTAAGTCCAAGCGGAACAAAAGCTTATACTGCTCCTTCTTGGGGAAGTCGGGACGCTGGAGATGAGGAATCAAATACAAATCCGTCTTTTATTGATAAATCTATTTCAAATTTATTCTTTTTTAAAAATAGATTAGGACTTCTTTCTGGTGAATCAGTAATTCTAAGTCAAGCTGGAGAGTTTTTTAATTTTTTCAAATCAACAACTGCTCAAGTTTTAGATTCCGACCCCATTGATGTTTCATCTTCAACATCAGAAATAGGAAATTTATATCACGCAATTCCTTTTTACGATAGAGTTGTGCTATTTGCTAACGGACTTCAATTTTCCCTACAATCGGATGGGGAACTTACTTCTAAATCTGTATCTCTCCAACAAAGCACTTCGTTTAATGTAGATGTAAATTCAGAACCGATTGCTGTCGGAAATAAAATTTATTTTTCTGTCAATAAAGGTAATTTTTCAAGCGTTCAAGAGTATTTTATTAATCCAAGCACTATTTTGTTAGATGGTGTTGATATTACAGCAAATGTTCCAAGCTATTTAAATGGTAGCGTAGGGCAATTTTCTGGTTCAGATATTTCATCTATTCTTTTATGTTCGAGCACAACAAAACAGCACGAATTAGGCGTGTATAAGTTTTTTTATTCTGGAGACGAAAAAATTCAATCGGCTTGGTCAAAGTGGTCGTTTGGAGTTGGAAATAATGTTAAATTATCTTATATAACTAAAGATAAAATTTATTTTGTTGTTGAAAAAGTTGGAAATTTTGCAAATGACAACAAAATTCAGTTTTGTTATATGGATTTAAATTCAAATGCAAAAGATTCTATTGCAACTCCAAATATTCAAGTACTGCTAGATTATAAATCATCAAATATTACATATAATTCTTCTATTTCTAATGACGATGGAGTTTTTTCTTTGGTTACTTTAAATAATTTTACCTTTCATCCTATTGCCAATTCAAATGTAAAAACTAGCCTAAGCTATGAAAAATACGAATTGCCGTTTTCCATTACAACTGGTTTTAATACTTCTGAAATAACTTATGGGGCTTCTCTTTCGTCTTTTGACTTAAAATTAAATAAATTTTTAATAAATTCTGGTCTTACTTTTTCATCTAATGCCACTTCTAGTTACACTCTTAACCCGATAAGTACTTTAGCAACTACATCAGCTCTAGCTATCTCTAGTGGTCAGACATTACAATTTTCACTTACATTAGGAAAATATAAAAATTTTCAATTAACTGGGCTTGAGAATTTATTTATTTCTAGCGGTTCTATAAATGCTACTCTTTTTATAAGTAGTAATAATAGCGATTTTACTCAGATAGCAACAGCTCAATTATCTGGCACAGCTACATCAGTATTTTCTTCTATAACTCCTTATGCATTAAAAGGAGGAGCAGAAGAAAGAACCTATTATTTTAAAATTGCTTTTCATTCGGCAACTATAAATACTAATATGGTAGTATCGAGAAATGCAACTGCTCCAACACTAAACGGGTTCATTTACCCTAGTTACCAATCGTTTAGTAATTTTAATTTTGGAACGACTCGTATAATGTATAATAGATCACCATATCAATTTGTGGACGCAAACGGATTAACTTACGAAACTTTTTATGCAATATACAATACTTCTAATGTTGTTGCTGTTCCCACCGCTGGGGCAATCAGTAAGTGTGCTAATAATCAACTTTTAATTAAAGCCCCCCAAACTTCCATAACTGGAGGAGTTGTTGGGTTGCCATATTCAATGATTTACGAAATAAGCCGTCCTGTGCTTAGGTCTGCTTCTGGAAAAGGGCAGTCCGTTGTTGGCGATGGAAGGCTACAAATTAAAAACGGAATTGTGCTTTACGACAACAGCAGGTTCTTTCAAGTTTTAGTTACACCAAAATATAGAGATACTTACAATTATACTTATCTTTATAATTTTGTTCCTAATTACTTGGGAGTTGGCCCGACCAACCTTGACTATATGCATATGGAAGATGGAGCATTTAAGTTCCCTGTATTCTGTAAGTCAGATGAAGTTAAGATTAGTGTTTTGAACGAAACTCCTTACCCTTGTTCTTTGTTAAGTTTAGAGTGGGAGGCTTTATATAGTGCAAGATCAAAGCGTATTGGCTAGTTATCCAAATGGAGCAGTTGTCCGAAAAACAAGGATGTCCGATGCCAAATACATTTCTTCAAGGCTTCGTAAAGCTGATTTAATTGAATTACAGGCTAATTCTGGCTCTGCTCCAGATGTCTCTTTAATGCATAGCGTATGGGCTAGTAACCCCTGTTATACAATCTGTCTATATGGAGAGCCTATTGCCATCTTTGGTGTATGCCCTCAAAAAGATGTAGGTGTTATATGGATGATGGGTACTGACAAGGTTTTACGCATCAAAACAACCTTTTTAAAGGCTTCTAAAGAGTGGGTAAACTATTTTCTTGAATTAAAGCCTATTCTATTTAACTTTATACACGAAAAGAACACCCTGCACATTAAGTGGTTGCGGTGGCTGGGCTTTTCAATAATTAACAGATTGGAGAACTTTGGCAAGAACGGAGAAACATTTTACGAATTTGTAAAGATTAAAAACAATGTGTGAACCAGTAAGCATCGGATTTGCAGTAGCCAGTTTAGCCATTGGAGTAGCGTCTCAGTACGCTCAATACCAATCGCAGATGGATTATGCAAACCAACAAGCACAAGCACAAAACGATGCAATCCGTCAGCAACAGGAATATCAGAACAGACTTATTCAACTAGAAGGTGAACGCTTTCAAGCTGAAAGCAACGCAATTAGAACTCGTCAGTTGCAGGAACAGCAAGCTTTGGCAAGACAAGGGCAACAAGCTTCAATGCAAGCTAGACAGGCTCAAGCTACTTCATTGGTTCAATCTGGAGAAGCAGGTGTTACTGGATTGTCAGTTGACGCTCTGCTTGCTGATTTCACAAGGCAAGAATTAGGATACCAAGAAGGTATTTTAAGGGAACGGCAGAACAAAGATGCTTTTTACACAGACCAACTTATGCAAAATCGTTTACAAAGCGGGTTTAATATGGCTGAAATGAATAGGCCAATTACAAAGCAACCGATTGCATACCCAAGCTCAACAGCTTTTGGGCTTGGTGTCGCTGGGCAAGTCGTTGGAGCGTACAGAGATTACCGAAATTATGGTGGCGGTATGAATCCAGAACGAAGAAGCTCTAGGTCAGTTTTACAAATACCAACCTAATTTATGGCCGTTGAACTTGTAAATCGTAATGGTGTTAAAGTCGGCAGACTGCCTAATGCCTATATTCCTGCACCTGCTCCTGTTGTGCAGGTTGCTACCCCTAAAGTAGCTCAACCAGCAGAAGCGGTTCGCCCTATTCGTCCAGAGCAAAGTGAGCTAGGTCAGATTGCTAATTCTCTTGCTTTCTTTAACGAAAATCTTCGCAGTTTAGGGTCTGTTTACACACGAATTTCAAATGAAGAAAATCTGGCTCAAGGTCAGCAACTGGCTTTGCAGGATGTTGAAAAAGCCCGTGAGATTACTCGTTTAGGCTTTAAGAAAGCTTCTGAAGCTGGGTTGATTCAAGCTGGGGCTAATCCTTATATGAGGCTGGGCTTATATGAAACAACTGGTCAGCTTCAAGGGCAAGATTACAGGGAAAAACTACTTGCTCGAAAAGCAGAGCTTTCGTCTCCTTTTTCTACAAAGACTCCAGAACAAGTTATATCCGAAGTCCGACAAGAAGCTTTAACTAATCTTGGTGATAATTTTTATGCACAGCAGGGCTTTCTAAAAGAAGCCAGCCAAGCCGAACAGACATTTAAGAATGTTGTTATTCAAGAAAAAGCCAGATTTACAGAAATGCAGACTAAAGAAACGGACGCTGTTACTACAATCAAAATTATTGGTGGATTAGCTACGGCTCAAACTCCAGAAGAAACAGAAGCATCTTTTGGGGCTTTAATAACCCATTATAACAAGCGGTCAGTTTATGAGTCTGCTGTAAACAAGGATATGGGGAAGGATATTTACAATGGTATTATTTCTGTTGCTTTGAAAGACCCAACGAAAGCTAAAGAAATTTCAGATAAAATATTTGATTTACAAATAACCAGACGGGACGGGTCTCTTATGTCGTTCTCTGAGGCTTTTGCTGGAATAGAAGATAATGTTACAGAAAAGATAGACCAATTAGAATATAAACGAACAATGTCACAAGACAACGAAAAGAAGATGCTTGAAAGAAAAGCTGAAGCAGAAATCGACTTAGAAATTAAAAATGCACTTGACCAAAACGCATCTATTATCAGCCCAGAGTTTGCTGAAGCCGTAAAAGAAAGGGTTTTTAAGAAATTTAATGGTGTGCGATTAGATTTTATTAGCGATCAAATTGCTAAACAAACAGCTTCGGTCAACAGATCAGATGAAGCTAGAGCCTCAGAATATATTTTAGAATTATCAAAAACTGACCCT